TATTATTAATCTTTATATGCTGCGTATCTTTTAACACAGCATTAACTTCCACAATACGTTTTTTAAATCCAATGCGAGTACCTGATGCCAGTTTTAATTCTACTGGCTGAGTTGCTACAGTTACTGTATACGGCAAACCAACTTCATATGATGATGTGGCTGCTCTAGCAAATGTAACTGTACCACCAGCAGGTACTACCTGATCAGGCTGGATAGTGCCATCAAGCTTTATATTAACCGTCTTACCAATCAAATGAGATACAGATACACTTGCAGCTGCACCACCTTTTACAGCAGAATCCATGTACGCATCATCATCAAAATACTCTACATAGTATTGAGTCGCACCATTAACAATGCGCTTAACGATTGCGTAAATTGTAGTGATATCAACACCAACATCAATAAACTCACCGTCAGTATCAAACTCTGATGGCGCAATAACATTCTGCTGACGGAGTAATGAGAATACAGCTATTGATCCACCAGTAGCATTTACAATTAATAGCAAGTCATTCTCGTCAGTAGCCACAGTCCTACGCAAACCTAGTCGAGTAGGATTCTTTAGTAAATGACCAGCCAGCAAAGAAATCTTATTTGTTAAATATGTCAGCTGAGTATCAGAGAAAGCCATCTCATTTAATGACTTACCTTGTCTTTGAATAAATAGCGTACCTGATTCTAACTGCTGTACTCGAATACCTTCCTTGCTGCCGTTACGACTAATCGTCTTTAAGAAAAAGTTAGTCGGTGTAATTGGATCTAGACCATTCTGTGGAACATAGAACTCACCACCAGTTGTAAACACTTGCAGATCTCGACCTGAGATTATGTCTGTAATGGAGTTGTAAGTATTGGTGTCTAGTGTTGCCTCTACCGCATCGTCATCCAATCCTTCGGTAGCTTCAAAGTCAAAGAATATACCTACCTTAGATCCCCACATGGTAGACGGTCTAGATTCACTACCGCCAAAATAAAGCCTACCCTCATGGAATGTAACCGTAGCAGGATAGCCTTTTGTAGCTGACCACACAGCCTCATAACCTGACTCATAATCCCAGCTACCTGATGCAATAGCTGATGAATTAAAGAATGGGAATTCTGTAATAGCGCTCACCACAGTGCCTGATGTGTAGGCAACAATCTTAGCTCTACCCTGTGGACTAGCATTCACATACTGACCAACACTACCAGATGTAAATACTGATGCACTAGCAGTTAGCGTTATCTTTCCAGATACAGCTGATGGTGTCAGCGTAGCAGCTGGATTAGTTACACTAAGAGTAAATGCATACTTAGGTACAGAGTCAAACGTAATCGCTGATCCAGTCCAGTCAGCGTTAGTAGCTCCACGAACTATCTTGATTGGCGGTATAGATGGGTGAACCACAACCAAAGTATCAGCTGATTGAGTCCAGCAAATTTTACCTAATCTTGCTCCAGTTAAACCTAAAGAAGACGTATTTAAATACGGTAATCCAGATCCATTAATGTTTGTAATTAATACCTTGTTTCGGTACACATACATTCTGTTATGTGTGAAAACAAGCATATAACTATCTGAAGTTGAAAACTCAAACGCAACGCATCTCACACCATTAGCGGCAGACTCCGCGCCAGCGTTTGGTAATGCAGACAAGTACCTTAAACCTGCTCTACGTCTCAATCCACCTTGCGGCTGGATCACTACATTAGTAGCCTCAGACAAAGCATTCTGATAGGCAGCAAGATCCACACGAGCCAGCAGTAGTGGATCCATTTCTCCTGAAGAGAAGTTTGTCTGGAGTGATACGAAACGAGTCATTAGTATCTAACCGCTATCAGTGAGTAGTCTTCAATAGACTGTACAGGATTATTCTGTCCATCAATATTAATCGATGTACGCATATAGCCACCACGACCATTCTCAGCTGGCGAGCCTACAGCTACACTCTGCCAATATTGAGCCTTGTCCGTTTGGTCTGTAATTGGTAAAGCAAAATGCCAAGCCATTACATATTTTAGTAGTTGAACAAAGTACGATGGCATAGCATATTCTGGAGTTGAATACTGATATTCAGCGTAAATAGTTTGCTCATTCGTCAGCACCTTATCACCCATGATTTTGTAATTTTGGATTGGATAAGCGCCAATATTGCCTGAGTTAAATATCTTACGAGGAGATCCTAAACGATCACCAGTTAAAGCATATTCATAACGATATTCATTAGTTGGAGTAGTTACTAGCTGTGCTAGTTTTTCTTTTTTAAAACTAAACGACCAAGGATACGTCATCAAGATTTGATTTTTGATGTCATGATAAAGTCGATCAGCAATATTAGCCTCATCCGTACCGTCATTAAATGACGATATTGGACGAGCGCCAAGCATTATTAATGCGTCTGAGCAGATTGATAAACTGGTATCGCCAGCAGCCATGTCAGATCCTTAATGTGATAAAGGGCTACCCTTGTTGTGCAAGAGCAGCCCTGTGCTTGATTCAGACCAGATTAGTCTGTATCAGTTGCGCTTACGGTTGTGCCGTCTGCAATATCAACTACACCAGCAGAGCTGACTGCATTGACATAAGTCAACACTAAGCTTGGAGTAGTGCTATCGTAAACAAAGATAATATCGCCAACTTTTAACAGCGATGCAATGCTGTCAAAATAGCTAACGGTATTAACAGTTGCTTGTGTATCAGCTGTTTTGTAAGAATAAATTGACGGTGCATTGCCAGCTTTGCTGGCTGCTATTGTTGCAAAGCCATCTTTATTAAATGCCATGTCAGCCCCCTATTAAGTTTCACGGCAGGTAATTTGAACAATACCTTCCGCATCAATGGTTACAGCGCCAGCGCTGAATACTTCGTTGACCAACCAGCTGGTCTTCTCAGGAATGTAGTTGATCTCGGAGCGCATACCGATACCTTCAGCGTAGCCGATTGCATCTTTGTGGAATGCGAAACAAGTACGATCCAAAGAAGCATCGATAGCTAAACCACCTTCAGAGCGATCACCCAATACATGGAAAGTGAAACCTAAGTATGTGTTGATCTCGCCTTGTACCAGAGCCTTGATGCTATTGAAGTCAGAAGAGGTTACAGCTGTCTCAGACAACAAGTTAGATAAACCGTTGGCATGAATCAGAATATTACGACCTTCAGCAGGTACGTTATTCTTATCGAGCAAGCGCTTTGCCTCACGCAGTTTAGCTAAGTTCATATTGGTATTAGAACCACCAATGCTGTTAGCAACTGTCAATGAAGTACCAGAAGAACCTAATGCATCCAGAATTAACTGGTCTTGTCTACGACCCATTGCAGAAGCTACAACTTGTACGAGTTCTTGACGCTCGTCAAAGTTTACTTTTTGCTGGGAGAAAATGTCTGAATACTCAGCTGCATTCCAGTCTTGCAGTGTGCAAGTCACTGAGCTGAAGCCTACGTTCATTGGGGTTACATCAGTCTGAGTAATGCGAGCTGTAGCTACACCACGACCGACTTTAGGAAATTTTACTGTTGAGCCTTCGACACCTCTACGCTGACGCACAGCACCAACGAGCATTGCCTTACCTTGGAATGCTTGTTTAACTTCTGCGTCAAACAGGGTAACGAAAGCGTTTGACAATGATACGCTCATGTTATACTCCTTAATAGTTTGATAAGATAGTTTGTCGCTGCTGATATGCCTATCGCTAGGGTCTGCTGCTTGCTTTTTACGTTAGCCTAAACGTCTACGTCCGTAGTGGAAAGGGTCAGACGATACAAGCCTGATATGCCTTGATAGCGTTTTACACCATTTTTAGAAAAACGCAAAACGAAAAAAAGCCCAGCACTTGGCTGGGCAACTCCGTGAAGGAGGGGAGACTTAACCAAACGTCTGAGCAAACATCTTTTCCACCTTTTGGCGGTAAGCTACGTCAGTCTTATACTTCGGATCATTAACCATTTGGTACAGCTCATCTTTGCTAGGAGCGCCATCAATTGGCACTGAGTTGGTGGGAATCTTAGTGCCTTCATAGGTTTCACGCAACTTAGCCAAAGCTTTAATGCCTTTAGCTGTGCCAGCCATGATCTTAAATTCCTCAAAATCATCAGCACCCCATATGCCTTTGTTGACCATACCCCTACCCCAGTCAGTCATTGACTTGATCATAGCATTAGCATTTGGGCCAAGTGCTTTAATCTCAGCCTCACGATTAAATGTAGCTTGCTGCTGTTGAGCGCCACCCATCTCAACTACCTGCCCTACCAATCTATCCAAAGCCAGTTGGCTGATACCGAATTCTTGCGCCCAGCCCATTACCGTATTTCTTACAGGATCATCCTCTGGTATTGAACCGAATGCGCTGGTGTCGTATTTACCATCGACTGGTGGTTTGTGTTTGCCTTGGCTGATCTGCTTGCGGAGATCGCCCCAGCTTTTTGCTATTGCCTCCAAGTCTGGTTCGGACTCGTCTTTTTTCCAGAAGTTTTCAGGCCACCAGTCTGGACGTTCTAACGGACTATCATCATCCTCTGGTGTGGCTGCTCTATGTTCTACTGCTGTGGCTACTGGATTAGCTTGGCTTTGAGTATCTTCAGTTGCGGTTGCACCATCCAATAAGCCAGCATCACTGCTGGGTTGGTTGTTGTCTTCCATTGTTTTCCTTTGGTTTCAGAGAGCGCTTTATTCTCGCCTCTATATCACGCACCACACTATTTTGTCCTTCCCTGTAATACGCATAGGAAGAGTCGCAGTCTGGTGTGGCAACAGGCTGCTCCAACAAGGTAGAACGTAGCCACCTCATCAACTTTTGTCCGTCCTCGGTAGTCATTACCTTGGCACACAACATATCCAGATCATCAGACATTTGTGTCGCAACACGAATGTCAGTAGGTAGTTCATCAAAATCATCCCATCCAGCCATATTTCTCCCTAGTCAGCAAACGGTGACTTACCTTCTTTTATACGCTTAGACGCATGGTCTACAGCTTTTTCTATAATTCCTTTTGGCATCTTGTCCATGAATGCTTTGTCTTCTGGATCATTATTCTTTAGCCAGTTAATTTCTTTCTTGGTTAGTGTTGGTACGATCAATGGAATATCTACTTCCTTACCATTAATACCAACACCAATACTAATCTCAGTCATTACGTTACCGTCTGGACGTTTGATCTCACCAAGGTATCCACTACCTTTCTTGGATCCGTCTGGTCTATCTCCGTAATCCATTAAACCATTCCTCCACCTTGAACAGCTTTACCTACTGCTTGAGCAGCAGCCTCTGGATTAGCAGCTGCAAACTGCTGTGCCATTTGCGCTGCCTTCTGCATCTCCATTGCACGTTCTTCTGGTGAGTAACGCAACTTAGCAGGTACACCAAGCTTCTCAGCGATCATATCCATTGCTTCACTTTTCTTCAAACCAAACTGTGCCTCTTGTCCAAAGCCAGCAATGATCTGTGCGTACTGCATAATATTCTGAATCTCTTCCATGTTCTGCGACATAGCCAATGGTGAAGTAGGCATCACACGCACTTCCAAACCATTTACTCGCAATGGCATATCGATCAATCCACGATCATCCATTACCTGCAAAATCTTTTCTACTAATGGAATCATCGTCTCATTAATCAAACGACCAAATGCAGATCCAAGATTCTGTGACAATTCTTTCATACGCTCTACTACCTCAGTAGCAGATCTTGCACTCATGTTATCTGGTGGCAGTGACTCATCAAGCAATATGCGTTTGATGTTTTGTTGCAAGTCATTGATCACTAATTGCGACACATTAAAGTCACCAGATCTTGGTAATGCTTTTAATGATTCGCCCTGTGGGCCACCGTTACGAGCTACTGGAATAATTGCACCAGCAACAATACGAATTGTGGCAGGATTTATAACACCATCATCAGCAGCAGTGTAAACACCAGAAATAGCAAGTGCAGCATTCTTCAATAAAAGTTCTTTTGTTTTGTTTAAAGTTTTAATATCTGGCAGTGCTGTGATAACGGGGCCACGACCATAAATCTCACCAGCTACTTTCATGTAACGTGATACAACCCAAGGTGAAACTTTAATTCTACGACTTACAATTTCAGTCTTCGACTCTCTATGAATAACGCAGTAACTATAGTCACCACGCTTTTGATCAAAGATAGTTGCCTCAACTAACTCTACTTCCTCGGTAGGTTTTTCTTCTACGAGTCTAGCTAACGTGCCAGTAATTTCTGCATCAGACCATTGACGCTGAATTGCTTCAGCCTTGATACGCATACGTCTGTATACGTTATCGACTGCACCATTTGCACCCTCTTCAATTGCGACTAGATACTGTGGTACTGGAATAAAGTTAATAGGATTAACATCATCACCAGACTGTACCATCATTACAGCTGTACCTACAGACAGATCAAGTAAGAACTCACCAATAGCTATATCAAAGTTTGATTGTTTGATTACAGCAAACATCTTGTCTAAATAAATATCTAGCGCCATTTGCGCTTCCATCTTACGGTCTTCTGGTATATCAGAGCCAGCCTCTAGCTTGCACCACTTACGCTGTGGTGGGAATATGCCGGACTGCATACGGTTAGCAAAGCGCTGCACAGAGTTGATAGCGGTAGAGTCAAATACTCGCACCATCTTTTTCTGTCCACCTACTTTGCCTTCCCAGTACCCGTCATACAGATTGCGCTGTGGAAGAGCGAACTCGTATGCGTCTTCATACAATGCACGAAAGTCATCCTTGCGTCTTAATGCTATGTCGTGTCGTTTAAGTATCTCTTCTGGAGATAGCTTTGCTATACCTTTGGTAGCCATATCAATCCTTTTTGTGTTTATTAGCAAAGTTCCTTGCAGCCTCTTTGCTTCCAAATCCCCACGCTTTTAATGCTAATTTCAATCTTGTTGGCTTACCATTCTCATCCACAAGTGGCCCAGCCATACCACCGAATCTCGCAGCAAAAGATACTCGTCTAGGGTTAGTACCTTCCTTAACTGGAGCTTTTAAATTACTTCCTTCTGTACGTTTAAAATATTTACGTCCAGCCTCAGTTAATCCACCCTTTGGATTCTTATGCTCTTTCTTCATTCGTACCACTCCAATGCTAAGTGAGCAGCATGAGAAGTTCCATTTACATTGGTTAGCCTAAACAAGTATGTAGTCAATGGTTTTAATACATACTCTAAAGATCCAGCTACACCACCACCAGATTTTTTACCTGCACCGCCAGCAATAATCTGTGCATCAATTTCAGTACCTAGTGATGTGACAGTAGGCGAAATGATCATTGCTATCTGGCTGACATTACTTACTGCATAATTTCTATTTCTATTTACTGGAGTAAACGCAGTGCCACCAGTTGCGCTGGCTCCTTCGTAGATATAAAGTTCCGCATCACCTAAACACATAGCATCAATAGTTATGTGTGGGAATACACCTGATGGAGCAGCAAGAGCAATATCTAAACTAGCACCAGCTGATAATGGCGCACTATCTGGATACATCTTGTAAGCAAAGAATGCACGACCATCGTGATTGCGTTGATGGTTTACGTCCACCACAATCAATGGCGCATCAGATCCTGCGACTACATAAGTGCCAGCATTATTTTTTTGAGCAAGCGTAACGAACCTAGACTTGGTAGTTAGCGACTCAAGTTCTACTGGTGTTGTAGCCATCAATCATCCTCGTCTTCTAACTCAGCAGCCTTTTTAAAGTCCATCTCATTAGGCTTACTTCTGCCAGATTTCTGAGCAAGCATCTTTGCTACTTTCTTTTGAAAGGCAGTTGGCGCTGACTTTTTTTCTTCGTCATGCTTGTTACCTTCCATCTCAACTTCTAAAGAAAATTTCATATTATTTCTTCTTTGGTTTCATTGCGGTTTTAGCTGCTTTCTTAAATGCAGCATCAGTAGGAGCGCCCTCGGATCCAGCTTTACGCATCTTTTCGCCAGATCCCTTTTCTATACGCTCTCTCTTTTTATGAATATTGGCATAAAGTCCAGCTTTCATTTGCTACCTTTCTGCTTGATGCCAGCCTCTGACATAGCGATAGCAATAGCTTGATCCTTAGATGTGACTTTATCGCCACTCGATGATTTCAGTTTGCCTGATTTATACTCACGCATAACCTTGGCAACTTTCTTTTTCATCTTATCCATATCAGCCGCCTAGCGTATCTTTCAAACCTTCTTCACCATCCATACGCTCAGTAGACAATAACGCACGAGCGCCACCACGCTGACGAGCTTTCATGCCAGACTGCTGCTTTTCCAGCATATCTCGCTTTTCTGCTTCAGTCTGCGCTCTCATTCGTGCTGTTTCTTTTTGTTGCTCTGCCATTGCAGCTGCTGCACCACCGTCACCACCACCACCGAACATTCCACCCATGATTAAACCCTCGCTAAAATATAAGTATCCGCACCGTCAGGACTATATTTTTTCATTAGCCCTTCGATCTCAAAACCAAGGTACTCTGCCCAGCGTAATGCCCTCGGCTCGTCAGATCTTACCGTAAGTTGGAGCCTGTGCAATGAAAGCGATTGCGCCACGATATCGCTAAATGACTTAGCGACTATGGTTAGCTGCTTTGGATAGCGTCTAGCATCGTCAGATATGATTGACCACATCTCAGCCACACCAGTCCACAGTATGATGCAGCCGAACATTGCCACAGGTTTGCCGTAAACTAGTGCAGTCACTGCGAGTCCGAGCCTAGCTTGCATTTCAAGCATGGTATCCATAGAGACAGCCTTCGCAAATGGTAGCTGACTCTCAGTAATGCTCATGTAATGTAGGTGGCTGGGAACCATTGGTATGTAACACACACCAGCTTTTCTAGGTAATCGCTCGTTTAGCTCGATTATGTTGATCATTCAAACGGATCAAAGTCTGAATTAGCAATAGTCTGTACAACTATCGTATTTTGTAGGTGTTGCGGCTTGGTTAATCGCTTATGCTCACCGCCACCCAGCAGCAAGTAGCCAAATGCGTCACCTACGTGGGAATGTTCGTTCTTGTTTGGCGCATCTCTAAACCTCTCATGACCTGCGCCCACAGCAATCCGCTTAAAGTGGTAGCCACCAGCCAGCGCTTTACGCAATAACTTGCACCGAGTGTTGACCATCAGCCCAGCTTTACCCTGTATCAGTCTTTGCATTGGCATAGCAGCTGCTTCTCTACGCACCTTAAAGTCATTTGATGGGGCTGGTTGTGCGCGCAAACCCAAGGTACGCAGGTAGTCAAAGCTTGTTACCTCATAAATTGCGTCTCGTGCCATACCTGCCGGATCGCCCCACAGCAATACTTGGAAGTTTGGGTACTTTGCGTTTAACTCTGCCAGCAGTTGCTGACCAAAACGCTCCAAACCCATGTCTTCAGTAACGATTTCATCAAGAATATTCCACCTACCATTAGGCAAGCGCTGACCAATGACAGCAGCTGGTGTCAAACCAAAGTCTAACCCTACCTGTATAGCCTGAGTTGGATCCACATTTACATCACCAGACATCATGGAGTCATCATATTCCTGCCAGACTGGTTTTCCTTCCTGCACATAGACATATTGTCCACCAGCGTAGCAGCGGATCCAGTCTAAATTTTTACCTAATAGCATTTGCTGGTAGTAGCCAGCAGGTAAGTTCTTAATATTTTCTGCTTTAGGGTTTAGCTTCCACCACTTTCCGGCTGCAAAAATATGATCATTCGCCTCTGGATTGTCTGGCAACTCAGCTGGATTAACTTCAACTACACCACCTTCCTGCTTGAAGAACTTCCAAGCATACTTTCCAGTCATCTTTTCTTTTTCTGCTAACCGATACCAGTAGTGATCATCATCCATGGGATTCGTATCCATCCATATACCGTGCCAACTACTCCCACCGTCACGCTTAGTAGGATACCTGCCAACCCTGTGAGTAAGACCATCAATAACGGCTTTAGGTAGTTCTCTTGCTTCATTGACCCACGCTCCTGTAAGTTCTAAGGACAGCAATTTTCTTACGTCCTTTGGTTGATCAAGCGCCAAAAATATAACTTCGCAATCCACCCCAGCCGCACCATCTCTGGCTGGCAGCCTGATGTGATGTGTAATCGGTGGAGTCCAAAGCAGACTGCCAAATGTATTCTCAGGAAACAGATCCAACCACGTTTTAATCGTAGTGGTCTTTAGCATTGGATAGCTGTTTCGTACTATCGCCCAGCGTGAGTAGCGGATATTGTCTATAGGGCTGGGTTTTTGCTGGATAGCCTTAATAAATATCTTGGCTGCACAGGCATATGACTTGCCACTACCAACTGGACCCATTAAGCCTTGGACGAAATTATCCGACTGCATGAACTCCCACACTTTTGGCGAGTCCGAAAAGTCTAAGTTGATACCAATATCTGGTACTGCCTTACCGCTAGTTTCCTTAGTCTTCATCGTTTACATCAATCACTGTAGGCGCTTTGATATTGATACCAATCACGCTAGGTTTATCGCCATTATCACCACCGTCTAGCAGACCAGAGGCTTTAGCTAACAGCCTGAGAACTTGTACTTTATCGTGCAGCTCAATCTCGATGTATGAGTTACCGTCACGATCTGTTCTTGAGGTAAGCTTTTTGATTGCGTGTAATGCGTGTTCGGGGATATCTCTACTAGCTTTGACGGTAACATTGCCATTAGAGTCCCATTCCATGATATCTGATAGCTTGGTATTAGCCATTGATAGTAGTGCATATGCGACAGCCTCCCGATTAGCCTCCAAAGTGCCGGATCTCTCCAGCCTTTTCTGGATGAGACGCACACCACCATAGTTCTTCAATGGCGGTATCTGGTTTGGAAACTTCTCTTTTTCTTTTTTAGTAGCCATAAATAGGATAGGTACTCGCTACGTCCAGCACCCTTACACGCACAAATATGGCTTCAAATCCATATACTTCATGCAAGGTATCTTACGCTGACATCCGCTTTCCCTAAAACTGTCTCCTCTTCCACAGCGCCAACTCCACAGGCTTTGCACCCAAGGCTTTCAACTCAATACCCAAGTAAGTATCAAAGTTGCTAACACCATAGGCTGGGCTAACGTAGACTCGTTCACTGTAGTGAGGCAGGTAGGTTATACCTTTCAAGGTATACGCTATGCAGATATCCGTCTCCATCATTGCCCCAGCTGGCAGACCAGCATCAGGATCTGGAGTGCGTACTCTTTTCTTGGTAGCCATCAGAATGGGATATCGTCATCTACATGAGAGGCATTGCCATCAGTCCTACCTTCAGATCTAGGACGAGCATTGCTTGTACTTTGGTACTGACCATCTTTCTCGGATACCGCCAGACTGAAGTATTTTGTACCTGCTTTAGATTCCTTCAGCCAAGCAGATAAGCGCATTTCAGTGCCAGCAATATTAATAGTGCCAGTGTAATCAGGACTCTTCTCACTTTTCTTTTCTTTCGCTTTGAAAAGTGTGCCACGATTGGTATTGTCATAATCCATTTTATCTCCCTCCAAAACAGCCATCAGTATCTCAAATTCTGCAAACAAGCATATGCATTTTAACTATCAGTATTTATCAATCAATAGTAATTACCAATATTGTTTTTTTCCTCAATTGAAGTAAGATTGGTGAATGGAGCCATAACCCAGCTCTCCCATCGGTAGTGAGTGACCAAGGGAATAAACGTAGCGCATGGTCAGGTC